AAAACCTGCCTTGGGAAGCTGAGGCTTATAGAAGATCATAATGAAGACATCTAAGACAGGTTATTTAAAAAACAGCCCTGACGTTAACAAGTCTCAAAATATTATATTAGGAGGCGATATAACAATGAAAGGAGTTGAGTTTAAAGTACTAGGTACTGACAACCGAGGATATACAAAAATAATGTACCCAGGATATGATTATATATTTCCTGGTGCTAAATACGTAATAGAAACACCAATTAAAAAATAAAAAAAAATGAAACCATTTACAAGTAAACACTCAATTTCAGCGGGATCACCATTACATCAAGGAGGTTCTAAAAGAACAGGTGGGGAAATAGTTAGAACTAAGAAATTTGGCGTGCAAGGTGGACAGTTTACCGATGAAGGTAATTATATACCTAGAACAGCAAGTCAAAAAGCTTCAGCAAAAGCAGAGGAATTAGCAACTAGAAAAGCTAGAGCCAAAGCTGATACACGATCTGGTGCAGAAAAAAAGGCAGAATTATTAGCTAAAAGAGAGGCTAAAAAAGCAGCTGACAAGAAGTCTGGTAAATAATAAACATTTGTAATTATGTGTAATTATAATATTATAACAATTAAATTTAATATTATGAAAAAATTACTTATTACATTAGCTTTATTTTTTACAGTACTAACCTCTAAAGCTCAAGAAGCATTTGAAGGTGTTTGGGCTATGGAAGGCTCGTCATATAAAACAGTTATGCTAGCTAGCGACTACGCTGTAGTTAAAATTATTAATTATAGTTTTAAAGAAGACGCTACTTTAAATGAAGTTATATTAACTCAAACAGATACCACAATGACTACTTCAATATATAACCCAAGAAATGGTTATACTATTGGAATGTCTTATACTGTTATAGACGAAGACACTTTACAATGTGTTTTTACAGGAGATGAAAATAGTACTGTATTAATGAAAAGAGAATAAATGAAAAAAATAATTCAATGGCTATCAGGTGGCGTTATCAAAGAGATTGGTAACGTCATCGATAAGCTTACTACAACCGAGGAAGAAAGGTTAGAAGTAAAGAAACAAATACAGCAGATATTAGAAGACGCAGATACTAAAGCTCAATTAGAGGTTAGTAAGCGTTGGGAAGCAGATATGAAGTCTGATAGTTTTTTAAGTAAAAACATTAGACCAATGATCTTAATATATCTAACTGTAATTTTTACGTCTTTAGCTTTCTTTGATGGTAACATCGGTGAGTTTGGGCTGGCTAAAGAATATATACCAATATTTCAAACATTGCTAGTAACCGTTTACGGAGCTTACTTTGTAGGTAGAACTTGGGAAAAAGCAAAATCAATAACAAACAATAAATAAAAAAAATGGGAACATTCGGAATAACATATGGTCTTGTAGGTAAAGCACTAGCTATCGGCGGTGGAACGGCAACCATAACGCCAACCTCTGCTTGGGAGTTTGAAAACCAATCTGGAACTTTAGGTACTAACTTAACAGGTTCTTCAATATATTCTGGTACAGGTGGGAATATCGTAGGCATATTATCTGGAACCGTAGGTGCTCAAGGTGAAATACAAACCGCTACTGTAGTAGATGGAGGCAGTGGATATGCAACAGCAACAGACGTACCTGTTATAAATCCAGAGAGTGGATTAGGAACTGGAGCAGAATTAGACATTACTGCTGTGGGTGGTGCAATAACTGTTGCTGGGACTTTTGGAGAGCCAGGATCTGGATATAGACAAGGAGATATTGTAACGGTATCTGGAGGTGACGGCAATGCAACAATTAGAATAAACGTGTTAAGTTCAAATCCAAACGCAACGGACGCTGTTACATTTAATGCTGTTCCTGCTGGAACAATTTTACCAGTAGCGTTTGATTATATTCTTTCTGGCCCAGCAGATATGGTTGCGTTAAAATAGTTAAAAATCAAGTAACTATATTATTATAAACAATTAAATTAAATCAAATGAGTAAGATCACAGATGAACAATTAAAAAGTATCAACGAAGGTCAAAAAGAATTAATGACAATAGTTAATCAAATAGGTATTTTAGAGTCTCAAAAACATAGTCTATTACATCAAGTAGCAGACGCTAATAAAGTTGTAGAAGATTTAAAAGCTGAACTCGAAAAAGAGTATGGAGCTATTGATATCGACCTAACGACTGGAGAATATACTGAAGTAGAAAAAGACTCTAAACTTACAAAAGCTTAGGATGTCTTCTATTGTAAGACAAATAAGTATTGGTTCTGACTACAAAAATGATGCTATGCATTATTCTGTAACAAGTTTATGGAGGTCACGAGATTTCACATATACTTCTTGACGAGTCTGATAACTCTTATAATATTCACATTAAGAAAAACAACGAGGTAATGCCATGGAAGAAGTTTAACTCTCACATGGCAATATCTGTTGAATATGACTTAGAGTATTGAAAGGAATATACGACTTTATAGTAGAACCGTTAGGTGAAAAATACAGTAATAAAATAAAAATAGGTGATAAAGAGTTAGTTTTAAACACAAAGATTGAAGACTTCAAGTTTGTAAATAGACTAGCTAAAGTAATAGAAACACCTAAAGCTTTTAATACTGGTATTGATGTTGGTGATATAATTGTTATACACCAAAACGTGTTTAGAGTATTCTATGACATGAAGGGTAATAAAAAGAAAAGTAGATCTTGGTTCAAAGATGATTTGCATTTTTGCGCAATAGATCAAATTTATTTATATAATAAAGGTGACAAGTGGAGGTCTTTTGGAGACAGATGCTTTATTTCACCTATAAAAGATACAGAGTCTTTAACGCTAGATAAAGAAAGAAGCCTTGTTGGTATATTAAAATATGACAATAGCTCCTTAAATGCGCTAGGAATTAACTCAGGAGACTTGGTTGGTTATACGCCAAACGGAGAATGGGAGTTTTTAATTGACGGAAAAAGACTATACTGTATGAAATCTAATGATATCGTAATTAAATATGAACACCAAGGAAACGAAGTTGAATATAATCCAAGCTGGGCAAAAAGCAGTTGAGGAATTAATCAAAGTGGCTAAAGAAGCTATTGTTGATTCAGATGACGATATATCAGCAGATAGATTAAAGAATGCTGCAGCTACAAAAAAACTAGCTATATTCGATGCTTTTGAAATATTGAATAGAATAGAAGCTGAAGAAAACTTGTTAAACGAAAAACCTGTAGAAGTAAAAGAAGAAAAGTCTTTTAGAGGATTTGCAGAAGGGAGATCTAAATAATGTACGAGCAAACTTTATATAAAGTATTAGAAGACCACGTAAAGCCTAAAGTTCTTAAAAGAATGAATAGGTATAAGAAGTGGGAATATGGGTACAACGAAGAACACGACTTAATAGTCATAAGTAAAACTGGCGAAATAGGTGAAATATATGAGATACAAGATCTCGTGATAGCTTTGCCAAAAGAAAATGATGTTGTTACTTTTGAAGATAACAAATGGTCGCACACTGAATACCCAAAAGAATTAAGTAAAATTAAATCCGTATTTGACTGGGAAGAATACCCGTTAGATTTTAAAGAAAAATGGTATGATTACATCGATAAAGAATTTACAAGGCGTGAAGAAGGTTTTTGGTTTATTAACAAAGACAAGCCTACTTATATTACTGGCACTAACTATATGTACTTGCAGTGGAGCAAGATTGACGTTGGGCAACCAGACTTTAGGGAATCAAACAGATTATTCTACATATTCTGGGAAGCTTGCAAGGCGGACAAGCGTTCATACGGGATGTGCTACCTTAAGAATAGAAGATCCGGTTTTTCGTTCATGGCAAGCGGGGAGACCGTTAACCAAGCAACAATATCTACAGATGCACGCTTTGGTATACTCTCGAAATCTGGACCCGATGCAAAGAAAATGTTTACTGACAAAGTTGTCCCGATATCAGTCAACTATCCCTTCTTCTTCAAACCAATACAAGACGGTATGGACAGGCCGAAAACAGAGCTCGCGTACAGGGTACCCGCGTCAAAATTCACAAGGCGTAAACTCGACTCCAACGAGAAGCTCCAAGAAATCACCGGACTTGACACGACCATCGACTGGAAGAACACAGGGGACAACTCCTATGACGGGGAAAAACTAAAACTACTAGTACACGATGAAAGTGGAAAGTGGGAAAGACCAACCAATATATTAAATAACTGGAGGGTTACAAGAACTTGTTTAAGACTAGGTTCGAGAATTATAGGTAAGTGCATGATGGGATCAACATCAAATGCTTTAGATAAAGGAGGAGATAATTTTAAAAAACTTTACAATGATTCAGACGTTACACAAAGAAACGCCAATGGACAGACTCGCTCAGGACTCTATTCTTTGTTCATACCTATGGAATGGAACTACGAAGGCTACATTGATTCTTATGGCTTTCCTGTATTCAACACACCAAAAAAAGAAGTATTAGGTCCTCTTGGAGACGCTATAACTCAAGGTGTAATAGAATATTGGGACAATGAGGTAGAAGGATTAAAGCAAGATCAAGATGGTTTAAATGAATTTTATAGGCAGTTTCCACGCACAACTAAGCATGCGTTTAGAGATGAGTCTAAAGAATCTTTATTTAACTTAACAAAAATATACGAGCAAATAGATTTTAATGAAGATCTTAAAAACTCAATAAATGTTACTCAAGGAAGCTTTCAATGGCAGAATGGAGAGAAAGATACAAAAGTTATATTTGTTCCAAATAAAAGCGGAAGATTCAGAGTTTCCTGGATTCCACCTTTAAATCTACAAAATCGTGTGATAATAAAGGGTGGACTGAAATATCCAGGTAATGAACACTGTGGAGCGTTTGGTTGTGATAGTTATGATATATCAGGTACTGTTGACAAAAGAGGGTCAAATGGATCTTTACACGGCTTAACTAAGTTTAGCATGGAGGACGTACCTCCAAATCATTTCTTTTTAGAATATATAGCTAGACCACAAACCGCTGAAATATTTTTTGAAGATGTTCTAATGGCCTGCGTATTTTACGGAATGCCGATACTAGCAGAGAATAACAAACCTAGATTATTATACCATTTTAAAAGAAGAGGTTATAGACGCTTCTCTATAAACAGACCAGATAGAAAATATAACAAACTATCAATAACAGAGAAAGAATTAGGTGGAATACCTAATTCAAGTGAAGATATAAAACAAGCACATGCTGCTGCAATTGAAACTTATATAGAATCATACGTTGGTTTAAAAGAAACTGGATATGGTGATATGTATTTTCAAAGAACATTAGAAGACTGGGCTAAGTTTAACATAAACAACAGAACAAAGCATGATGCTTCTATTAGTTCTGGTTTAGCTTTAATGGCTTGCAACAAACACAGATATGCTCCGTCTAACCCAGTTAGAAGAGAAGCTGTAAATTTAGGTATTAAAAAATATGACAATAAAGGTGTCAATTCAAAAATTATAAGTTAAATGGGTATATACACTAACACTAATAGCGCTTTTCCAAGCCAAGTAGTAAGCGATGCTGAAAAAGCTAGCTGGGAATACGGAACTCAAGTTGCTCAAGCAATAGAGTATGAGTGGTTTGACCAAGGTAGAACTGGAGGTAATAGGTACTTAACAAACTGGAATAATTTCCACTCGTTAAGACTATACGCTAGAGGTGAACAACCCGTGCAGAAATATAAAGATGAATTATCTATTAATGGTGATTTGTCTTATCTTAATTTAGACTGGAAGCCAGTGCCTATTTTGTCTAAGTTTGTAGACATTGTAGTTAATGGTATATCGCAAAAGTCTTATGACATTAAAGCTTATTCTCAAGATCCTAGCTCAGTAAAGAGAAGAACTGAATATGCTAGCAAGCTTCAAGAAGATATGGTAGCTAAAGAATACTTAGACAACCTAAAGCAAACGCTAGGTATTGACTTACATCAATCACCAAGTGGAATCACAGTTCCAGAATCTAAAGAAGAGCTAGAATTGCATATGCAACTTAGCTACAAGCAGTCAATTGAAATAGCAGAAGAAGAAGCTATATCAACTGTGTTTGCTCAAAACAAATACGATCTTGTAAGACGTAGATTAAACATGGATCTTACAACAATTGGTATTGCTGTTGGTAAAACTAATTTTAATACAGCTGAAGGAATTACTGTTGATTACGTAGATCCAGCTCACGTGGTTCACTCATACACAGAAGATCCAAACTTCGAAGATATATACTACGTAGGCG